TCAAATAATGTTATTAATTTAAACGGTCAGTACCCTGAGTGGATTGGACGTTCATATCCTAATGCAAACGTAGAAGTACCAAACGGCGTTACACCTTCTATCGTTGGTGAAACATTGCACGAATATAAAATGTATGTGAAGTTTAATGATCCAGGCATTAACAACGGCGAATGTTATTTAGAAGTCGATGGAAAACTACATTGCAGAGCAACAGGCTTATATAATCGTAATGATGCAAACGGAAATCTCGATCGCGTTGAATTTTTAGGATGGACACAAAACGGTAAAGAGCCTTTCACTACTGAGCTGCGCGACATTATGCTAGAAAAAGACGGTGATATGCCAGTATTCGGAGGTGTTGAATGATTTTAGAAATAAAGCAAATACGTATGGCAGAGTCGATATTAAAAGCTGTTCATGAATGTGACGCTGGTATGAAGCAAGGGGTTTTATACTATAGAAATGCTGTAGCTAATGCCGACCCACAAGCCATAGGTCTTTTGAGACGTGCTGCAAGATTACCATTTAGAGTTGAGTCGCGAATTCAAGCACTAGTTACTAAATATTCAGCACCAGAAATTAACGCCGCGCTTGCGTTAGTTTCTAAACAAACACTAGGTACACTGCGAGTAGAATTAAATACTTTAAAGGCTTATTCTGAAACGCTACGTGATAACTTCCAAAACCAAGGATGGACAGTAGAGCAAATTGCAGTTGATATTGAAACTAACCGCGCAACCATTGACGCAGACGAAAACGCGCCAATCCCAACAGGTTACGTAGATAACTTCTAATGACCGTTACCGTTATAGGTGATAACGCCGGAGACGATTATTCTGGCACAGAAGACACGCAGATACAGCAAATAGATCCCACTACAAATCTTGGCTCCTTATCTGGGCTTGACACTTCAAAATATGGCGCTGGTGATTGGCGCAATAGTTTAATCCGCTTTTCAGGACTATCAAATATAGCATCAACAGAAATTGTTAGTGCTGCGACAGTTTCAATTTATCGTACAACAGGAACTGGAGTACCAACGGTTACATTAAAGAGATTATTACGTGTATGGGTAGAGCTACAAGCAACATGGAATATTTGGTCGACCAGCAATAATTGGACAACGGCAGGCGGTATTTCAAATGGCAATGACAGAAGTGCAACTGTAACGGATACAATGACTGTAACGAATAGCAATGGCTATAAAACTTCAGATGGAATTGCTCAACTACTCTCAGATGTTCAAGATTTTATTGATGGAACTTTAGTAAATGACGGTTGGCATTTTGAGCGAACAGATGCAGAAAATGACGCTACTTATACATTTTGGGAATCGAGCGATGGAACGGATGGAAAACGTCCGTATTTAACTGTTACACATGCAGCGGCAGGGGGTACGGCTGCAACAGGCGAAGGATCTTTAACTTCAAGCAACGCTTATCTTTCAGGTAGTGGTGTTAGAATCATAAATGGCAGTGGCGTGTTACAAACGGGTAATGCAACGCTCACGGGTATTGGTTCTGTTGGTAGCAATATTTCTGGTGCCGGAGCTTTGCTATCAGGCAATGCAGCACTCTCCGGCAGTGGCGTTAGAATTATTAATGGTAGCGGCGTATTACAAACGGGTAATGCAACGCTCACGGGTATTGGTTCCGTTGGTGGTAATATTTCTGGCGCCGGTGCTTTGTTATCAGGTAATGCAGTACTCTCCGGCAGTGGCGTTAGAATTATTAATGGTAGCGGCGTATTACAAACGGGTAATGCAACGCTCACGGGTATTGGTTCCGTTGGTGGTAATATTTCTGGCGCCGGTGCTTTGTTATCAGGTAATGCAGTACTCTCCGGTAGTGGCGTTAGAATCATTAATGGCAGTGGCGTATTGCAAACGGGTAATGCAACGCTCACAGGGATTGGCTCTGTTGGTGGAAATATTTCTGGCGCCGGAGCTTTGCTATCAGGCAATGCATTACTTTCTGGCATTGGCACAAGAAAAATAAACGGCAGTGGCATTTTATATTCAGGCATTGCAACAATAACCGGCAACGACAATACTATTTCACCTCGTTACGAAGTTATTAATATGTCGCTTAGTATTAATTCCGCATTGGTTATGACGCTGAGCGATAAACCAACCGTAACGCATTAGGAAAACATTATGATTGTAGAAAACGAATACGGGAAAATATTAATTATACCAACAGGTATCGATATTTCAGCCAATACAGGTTTAAGTTTAACTATCACTCGCCCCGACGGTACCGTGATGACAACAACAAACAATTTGACCGCGCCTGGCATCGATGTGACTGTAGATAACGTCACTTACTCAGCGAATCAATACGCAAGCTATATTACGCAGCTTGGAGACATAACCGGACCAGGTGAATACAAAGCAAAAATAAAAGCGACGTTTGCAGACAAAGAACTCAAAAGCGAACTAACACGATTTCCCGTTTCACGTTGACAGGCTTGGCCCTGTTTATGCCAAATAAATTAACCTAATCTTGTTAACAGTCAAATAAGGCGGGAAGTCGGTTTTATATTTAATTAGATAAAACCACCATGACGATAGGCCGGACGTACATCTCAATAGAGATGCGTTCGGTTTTTTTGTTTATGGAGTAAAAAAATGGCCAAAAGAAATAAGCGTTTAAAATTTGATAATCCGGAGCTGGATGGCTCAATACGGTTATTATCAAGTCGCGTGGATTCGCAAATGCTTTCTGATAGCCGTAATACCATTACCGTAAACTTTGCCCGGGTTATGAAATTTAACGATCCGTACTATGGCAAAGTTGACCTGTCGCGTAAAAAGTTCCAAAGCATGATTAAGAACTTCGATGCGAATATTTATGGACAAGAAATTTTTATAGACGTTGCTCACTCTCCCAGTGATGGTGCCGCGGCGACGATAAAAAAAGTGTTCATGGAAGGTACAAAACTTCGTGGCGAAGTCGAATTTACAGACTTCGGCGTAGACGCGGTAAAAAAGCGTGGATTTCGCTACCTCTCTATAGACTTCACAGAAAACTATACCGATCCGGAAACCGAAAAAGAGCACGGCCCCTTATTATTTGGTGCCGGACTCACTATTCGGCCGCGAGTTAAACGACTTGACCCGGTTCAATTCTCGTTTGACAACGAGCCTCAGCCTTATATAGCAACCAATCAAATATCCATGCTTTTATCTCAGGAGATTAAGACAATGTGGAAAGAATTACTTAAAAAATTACAAGAACAACTTAAGGGCTTTGCATTAAGCTCAGACATCGTTTTGCAGTTTTGCACGCAGTTCGAAGAAACAGCAAAACAACTAGGCGACGACAAAGTCGCATTGCAACAATTATCCGACAGCTTTGTAGCAACAGCTGAAACGGTTGCCAAGCAACTAGCTGAAAATGGAAATACTAATTCAGACGGGATTAAACTCGATTTTTCCGGTTTAAATATTAAGCCAGGCATGACACCCGACGCACTAAATAAAATTTTAGACGAACGTGAAAATGCACAAAAAGCAGCGCAGGTTAAACTTGCCGAGCAACGCTCCACAAATGTTGCACTCTTCGATAAATTGTTAGGCGAAGCCGAAGGTCTGGCCGCTCTACCGGAAGAACAGCGCACCATGCTAAGTGACGCTGGCGAAATGATTACGCCAGAAATGACAACCGACCAGGTAACCCGACTTGCTGAACAGCAAATTAAAATGGGTAACCAGCTTGCGGTTAACACTCAGCTTTCAAGTATGGGCTTCCAAGGTGACCGTCAAGGGCATGTTCAAATTACATTAGACGAATCAAACAGTATCAAAGCCTTGCAAGAAAATATAACTAAGGGCTTGCGTGGAACGGCTGAATACACTACAGGAAAATTAAAACTGAGTGAAAAAATTAATCCATTTGTTGAAAAAGTATTAGCAGTGTTCGATAGCATGCAGGCTGAACGTTTGTATAACGAACATAAACTATTTGCAGCGGGAACCACTGGCATAGGCGACACTAATTTCCCTGCAGGCTTCCAACGTACAGTCATTATGGAAGCGTTATCCGACTTAAATGTTTTGCAATTGGTAAACACCATTACAGATTCAGGCGCGCAAGTTACCACCGAGATTCCATATGAAGAACGTGACATTAGCGCTGTTGTTAACGGCGGTATAGTTTATGAAGGTGGCGGGATACCCCGCGCTAGTGTAAGTCAGAAAATGGACACCGCATATATTTTGGCACGTAAACTAGCCTTCTTAATCAGTAACGAAGTAATGCACTTTTCACGCGCCAGCGTTATTGATTGGGATGCATACGCACGAAATGTGGCAAGCAATGCACGTTACATGCGTGAATTAATTCATCGCGCTATTTGTAATGAAATGCAGCGTGGTTCAGATGCTTATCTTGCAGCAAGTCTAGCCAATGAAGATTTTGGCGCACAGCTTGACGGAGCAACGGTTAGTACTATTAAAACCGCACAATTCCCAATCGTTCGCCCTCACCAACAAAAGGATCTTAAAGGAACTAATGTCGGTTCAGCGGAAAATCCGATTAGCATTCAAATTAACAGTGTTGCCATTCTTGAATACGACGGCACAAATACGCAAGCTGCCGGAACTTACTATCGAATCACAAATTATAATCTCGGCTATGTTCAATTTGTGAGTGAACTTGGTGCGGTCGTCACGCCTGCGGCAACAGTAAATAATGAACTCATCTCATACGACTATGCAACGAATATTGTTAAGTTCGATACCGACAACGGCGCAACGGATCTAGACGTCCACTTAAATGGATTACTTCGTTCAATTGGTGGCCGAAAAGCCATGATGAGCTCAGACCGTTATGTAACGCCTGATTTTCAATTGATGAGTTCAACGGTGAATGATACTTGCACAAACGCGAAGCAGTTTGAATCGTCAAGCAAAAAAGATGGCACCGACACAGATCCTATGGGTGACCTAGAGCGAGTGAAAGGCATAAATACCTGGAAGTCCGATGCGCCTGGTGTTGATTTAGGCGATGAACGGATTCTGTTGGGTGTACGCGGCACAACAGGTTATTCCATTGCTAAGCCATTTATCACTGGCCAACCGTTTGAAGCAGTCGACTCAAATGGTTTAGCAACAGGCCAAAAGCAAGCCTACGGTGAAGAATACAGTGCGATTAAAACACCATCACCAGTACGCAACCGCTATACATCGGTAATTGTTTACAGCGCTACAAATCGATAATTATTAATCGATAAGTAGAAGCTGACTATAGCTCGCCGAATACTCGGCGAGCTTTATTTAAGTTTAAAGAGGTGTTTATGAAATCCGTCGCATTTACAAATGATACAGACAAAACTATTCCAGTCGGCAACAAGTCGGTTCGCCCATACGAAACCCGCGAAGTTGACCCCAGCATGATTCCAGAAAAATGGAAAAATAAAGCACATGGTTTAGTGGATGAAAAAACTAAAGAAGCTGAACAAGCGCCAAATCCAATGTTAGATATTTTAGATGGAAACGTTGCTAGCGTATTATTGGCCATCTCGGAAAAAACCGAAGAAGGTAACCATAAATACACAATCGACAACTTAGCTATGCTTGAACAAGCCGAGCAAAGTGGTAACACTCGCAAAGGCGTAATTGAAGGCATAACCGAAGAACGTTTGTCACGTGCGAGCCAGGCGTTAGAAGCTGAATCATTCGTTAAAGAACTTACTGAAAGTTCAGATGAAGACTTAACAGCAGCGCTTGAGCTTTATGTCGGCGACGACGGCAAACTTGCCCTGGTACAAGCTGAAATCGATAAGCGCAAAAACGGCTAAGCAATAGAATGAGCCGAAAATTATCAGACTTGCAAGCCCCGTTTCGTGAACAGGCGATAGCCTTTACGCGCGTCTGTAACGAAGAAGGTTTGCAAGTTTTGATTTATTGCACAAAAAGAGAGCTCGAAGAACAAGCGCGGCTTTATCGTTCTGGTCGTAGCTTAGCTAAAATTGAAACTAAAGCTGCCAGTTTGGGTGAAAAATATCATCGTCCAGATCTTGCTCAAATATTATTAAATGCCGCACCACAAAAAAGTAAAAAAATTGTTACCTGGTCGGGACCGGGGCAATCGCTACATAACTATGCCTATGCCTTTGATGGTTGCCCAATACGAGATGGCAAGCCCGTTTGGGGAACCCGCAAATCGGACGACCTTTCTCTATGGATGCACTACGGCGATATCGCAAATCGTTTAGGTTTAACCTGGGCGGGTGACTGGTCAAAAGAAAAACGCGAATTTCCACACGTTCAACAGCCCAATGTTAATTGGCGAGATCTCATTCAACCACTACTATCGGGTTTTTAAAATGAGCCATTTAGCCGACAAAGGAACCAAATCAAAACGCTTTAGAGTTTTAGTTGTTCTCGTTTTATTAGTAACGATTGACTATAAATTTGGAGCAGGTGGAATTACGCCTACAGAATGGCTCGACTTTCTTAAGTGGGCTTTTGCTGCATGGGCATTGTCTGAAGTTGGCAAAGCAGGTGCTGAAGCGTATCGCGATCAAGGTGGAGGCAAGAATGTTCCTTAATTTAATAACTTCAAAATTAGGTATATCAGCAATCGCAATTTTTTTAGTTTTAGCCGTGGGTGGTATTCAGCAGTTACGCATAAATTCATATCAGTCCAATGTGAAGGCACTTGAAAGCGAAAAGAAAGTATTAAATATTGCTATTGAACTAAAAGAAATAGAAGCCGTTGATTTACAGATGGCAATCGAGAAGCAAAATACACTAGTGCACCAATTAAAGACCTCGGCCATCGCTAGAAAAAAAGAAAGAGAAACCGTTTTATTAGCACTTAAGTTTAAACACATGCAAGATTTTAAAAGCCTTAATCAAGGTGAAGGTCCAGAGGATTTGAACTTATGGCTCAACAAAGCATTAAAGTAATTTTATTATTATTTGCCTTTTTATTGTTAATAGGGTGTTCAACTCCGAAGACCGTTACTGTTAGAAAAACTGTAACGGTTGAAGTTCCTGTTTATACGCCAATACAACCACCCGCATATTTATTAGAGCCAGTGGTTATTTCTGCTATCCCCGTTTTTTTTAAGCCAGGCGAAAAGGGCGTAACCTCATGCCTAAAACCGGCTGGCGAAGTTAATTTTAAACAAACTATTTTCTTATTGTCTGCGCGTGTAAGCGAGTGGTTAAGTTTCTCCTCAACTGAAAAGGTTAATCATGACTGAAGTAGCTGTTCTGGAATCAAAGCTCGAAAGCTTAAGTCATTCTGTTAATAATCAATTAACGGGTGTACGTTCCGATATCAAAGATATGACAAAAGCCTTGCGAGAATTAATTCGTATGGATAGCGAAATAAAAAATGTTACAACATTGGTTAGCCGAATTGGAACCGAAGTCGACGACCATGAGAAACGTATAAGAATGCTTGAAAATACAAGCGTTGTTAATTCAGTAAAGATTGGATCAGGTGAACGTATTTACTGGATGCTCGCCATGGTTGCATTCAACATCTTCACTGGCGTTGTTACTTTCATGGTCACGAACTAATGCCGGGTTCAATGAGCAAAGCCGATCTAGTTGCCGACCTCCGCGGTATGCTTAAAGACGCCGTTAATAAATTTACCGGCGAAGCTAACGAAGCACTCGAGCGCATTTTAGATTTTGCCGCTTTAGATTTAGGCCGCGTTCGTCCACGTGCTCGCATTGGCTCTATAACCGTAGTAACCGGTACAACTGAATACCCTGCACCAGCCGATTTTTTACGCCCATTAAATTTAATTTGGGGGCACGAAAAAAGAGCCAGCCGAAAACCCTGGGCAAGTAACTGGCCACAAAATATCCCAACACTAGATTACGTCGAAAGTGATACAGGCCTTGTTTTATTATTATCGCATCCACCAACGGCGAGTCAGGTTGCCGACTTTGGTGAAGCCTGTAAGTTTAAATACTATTCAGGCCATGCCGTTGCAGACACGGCCGCCGAAACCAGTGTTAAACCAGCAGACAGGCATTTGTTACTTATTCGCGCAGTGTCGCAAGCTTTAACCGAGTTAGCATTAAATGGTATATCTAAGCCCGTTCAACTTGGCCCCGGCGTTGGTAGCATGCCTAAAAATGGCACACCAGCGGCACTAGCTGAGCAGCTATTAAAGCAGTTCGAACGGATGGCCGCATGAACTCAATGCAACTCACCATCGATGCAGAAAAGCTAATGCAGGCCATTATTGCGCAACCTGAAAAGCTTGAAAAAAATCTCGATAACGCTATCAACCGAGTACTGCGTTTGTTTACTCGCAGCGCGCGAGCCAATGCACCCAAAGCCGATACCATTTTAACAAACAGCATCGGCATAACGCGTAATGGAACATTAGAAGGTGCAGCAGGACCAGCAGTTAACTATGGTCAAGCCGTAGAAGAAGGTACTGGAATTTTTGGACCAAGTGGTCAACCATCCGGAACTATGCCACCAGTTGAAAATATTCATGATTGGATTAAGCGCGTAAACATTACACCAAACGACCCAACTATGGACCAAGCCGATTTAGCCTGGGCTATGGCGCAAACAATTGCCTTTGAAGGCACGCAGCCACAACCTTATTTGCAGCCAGCTTTTGAAGACAACCAACAAGAAGCCGAACGTTTAACCGACGCCGCCATTAACGCGAGTTTAAATTGAAATTATGACCGACAACGTACTTACAAGAATGGACGATATCGAAACAGCCGCAAAAGCTTTTTTTACCAATCGCATTATAAAACGCAGTTTGCTTCAGCATTTTGACAATCATGCCGCAGGTGAATTAGAGCAAGGTGTCATCATGATTATATCGCGCGGAGAATCAGGCTACAGAAACGGCCTCGGTATGATAGCCAAAGAAGGCACGCAAGAAATTCTGTTTGTTGGCCATCTAAAAGTAGCGGAAGGCAGCCAGCCTGTTGAAGTAGAAAAATCTGAAGGCGCGTTAATAGAAGAAATTAAAAGTTTTCTAAAAACCGGTGTTACGGGTATGTCGTTAAAACCAGAACGCATCGATCAATCACAGCAACTAGCCGCGCCGTATGGGTGGGTAGTTGCAAAACTTAGAGCCGAGCCGCCCCAACAGGGCACTTATTAATCGTAAGAGGATACTACAATGGAACAATTTGATAGCCGTTATTTTCGTGGACAAGGAAAAGTATTTATAGGTGACCGCGATGCCGCAGGACAACCCGCCGGTCTTGTTTTTGTTGGCAACGTAAGCACAGCAAGTTTAACTGGCAACATTGATCGCTCAAGTAAAATTGAAAGCGTCACGGGGGCTGGTGCCGTAGGCGCATCTTTTATTAAAGGCTCAAAATATGCCGTTTCTTTAGCGCTAAGTTCAATTAAAGCTGCGCATTTAAAAGAAGCTATTCACGGGGTGGTCATTACTAAAATTGGCGCATCAGTAACCGATGAAGCTCACATAGGTTACCTCGATAAATTTATTCGCTTATTACACACCAATGTAAGCGCGGTTGTTGTAACGGATAGTTCTGGTACAACAACGTACACAAAAGACACTGACTACATTGAAGATTTAGTTGCCGGCACAATAGAAATACTAAGCACTGGCACAGTTACCGAAGCCCAGGCTCTTTTAGTCGACTACAGTTATGCCGCACAAACACATATAACCGTCTTACCCAACAATACAGAAAAATATGTAATGTTCGACGGTATCAATACTGCTGACAATAACAAAAAAGTGCGATGTGAAATGTTCAAAACTAAATTTAGTCCTGGCTCTTTAGATTTAATAACAGATGATTCAAAAGACGTAACCCTGGAAGGTGAAATTGAACTTGACTCACTTCGTCCTGCAGGTGATCAGTTTTATTCTTGGATAACCGAAGACTAAAGTCTAATTTAGTTTTTATTAGTCGTTAACTAACATCAAATAAGGAGTTCAATCATGGCTGAACCAGAAAAAAATACCGCAGTAAAAAGCACCGAAACAAAAAACGATACAACGCCGGTTAAATTTAAACTTAGCGTAAACCACACCCATCAAGGTGAAGACCTTGAAAAAGGTAAAGTCATTACCCTGCGCAAAGAACAAGCCGACCGCATGGGGCACATTGGCAGCATCGTTAATGGATAGCGTAGAAGATAAAAAACCTGTTAGTGCCGAAGACGAAACGCGTATTGTCATGGGTTTTGATGAAATTGATGTAAATGGCACACCGATTAAGGTGTGTGAATTTACTTTTTCCCAAGAGCTTAAAGCTTTAACGATAGCTGAGCCCATTATTAAAGCGATTGCACAATTGTATATTGATGGTGATGAGCCAGATATGCTGGTGATGGAAAAAGTTTTTGCTGAGCATTATAAATCATTTATTAGTTTGCTGAGCATAAGTACTGGAAAGCCTGCTGAATATTTTGAATTATTACCAGGTAAATATGCCAGCCCTATATTTTTGACCTTTTGGGGAGTAAATAGTCATTTTTTTACTCAACGGATAGCCAGTCAATACATTATGGCTCATCCGGAAAGACTAAAAACAAACCAAACGACATCAAACTCGGCAAACTCTGCGCAACATTAATCAGGTGCGGACATAATAAGGAGGCCTTACTCGGTTACACCCGGCGTCAACTAAAGCTTTTTTATAATTACGCCATTCAGCATGATACTGATAAGTATAAAGAACGATTAAGCTCACTGATTACAGCACTATACAACGACCCAAAAGAAACCCTAAAGAGACTAAGCAAAGATGGCTAATGATAAAGAATTTTTAATTCGCGTAAAAGCCGATATTAAAGACGCATTAGATCAAATAAAGCAACTATCTGACGGCCTGGGTAAAGCCGGTAACGAAGGTGGTCAAGCAGGTAATAAGTTAAAAACATTACAAAATAGACTTGAACCTGCTGCAGCGGCTGCAAGAAAATTTAAAAAAGAATTAGCCTTACTTGACTCAGAGTATAAAAAAGGGAGTATCTCCTCAAAAAAACATTCAGAACTAACGGCTAAACTAAAAAAAGAACAATTAGGCGCTGCTGATAGTTCTAATAAAATGGGTCGGTCAATGCAGACTCTCACTAGAGGTGTTCTTGCCTATATATCGCTTCGCTCTGCAATAGCTGTTTTAAAAGATGCCGATGCTTACGGTGTATTGCAACAACGTATTAAAACAGCAACCAAGGCTACGGGCGATTACGCGCAAGTATCGGGTGAACTCCAGGAAATATCCACTGCAAATGGGGTTGCATTAAGAGACACAGTTAGTTTATTTCAAAATTTAGCGCGTACTGCTCCAGAGCTAAATGCCACTAATGACGAAATATTAACGCTAACAAATTTGGTGCAACAACTCGGCGTTATTGGTGGTTCAACACAGTCTCAACTTTCATCTGGTTTACTACAATTTTCACAAGGCTTAGCCGGCGGCGTTTTTAGGGCGGAAGAATTCAACTCGATTATTGAAAATATACCAGAACTAGCCGCTCGCATTGCAAAAGGCCTGGGTAAATCAACCGGTGAATTACGCCGTGCAGTTATAGAAGGGAAAGTATTATCAACAGATGTTTTTGATGCATTAAAAAAACAATCCGGTGAAATTAATGCTGAGTTTAGCGGCATAGCGACTTCAATGGAAAGAGTTAATGTTTCGATGTCCGATAGCATAACCAGGTACCTAGGTTTAGCAGATAAACAATCGGGTGTAACAAATTTTTTCAAACGAATAGCATCAGGAATTGCGAATGTATTCCAGTCTTCAGCAGACGATCTAGATAACGAATCTATTCCGGCAATGGAACGCCGTCTAATACGATTGCATGCGCTGGTTGATCAGTATCTTGGTCAAGATTATCAGGCCGCCTTACCGAGAGTCTTAAAACAAATTAATGAATTAAATGCGACTATTGCAGAATTATCAGTAAAAGGTGACGCTACAAAAATAATTGACCCTATTGAGACAAACAAACAACAAGACTCCGTTAATAAGCTAATTGAAAAGCTGCGTACACAGCGCGAAACCTTAAACCTTACCAATGAAGAATTAGTTATATATCAACTTAACCTTGCGCATGCTTCAGATTCGGAAATTGAACTGGCGTTACGAATAATTAATGAAACCGAAGCAAGAAAAAAACAACAAGCATTAATGGCTGAAGGTACAAAGGTTATTCAGGACAACAAAACTGAAATGGATGAATTGGCTGACACCTTAGCCAGGCTAGACTTTCTATATGAAAAAGGTGCACTAGGAACAACAGGGAGTGCAGCGGCGCTGGATAATTATTCTCGTGCTATTTTTAATGCAACAGAAAATCTCGAAGATTTTGGTGAAACTGGAAAAGATTCTTTTGATGAATTAAAAGCCGCCACATTAGGCTGGGGGAAAGAGTTTTCAAATACACTGGCCGATATGGTGGTAGACGGTAAAGGCAGCTTTAAAGATTTAGCCGATGCAATCATTAAAGACATTCTTCGTATTTTAATTTATCAAGCACTAATAAAACCTGTTTTACAAGGAACCGGTCTTATTCCTCCTGGCACAACTAATGCGCCTACTAAACATACTGGTGGCATAGCGGGTTCCGGTTCTGGCTCATCTCGCAATGTTTCTCCGTTAGTTTTTTCTAGTGCCCCTCGCTATCATAATGGCGGTATACCCGGGTTACGATCTAATGAAGTACCAACAATATTGGAAAAAGGAGAAGAGGTTCTAACCCGAAACGACCCACGCCATATACTCAATCAGAGTGGTGGCTCGCAAAATGTAAAAGTAGAACTGATTAACAAAGGGTCGCCAAGTGAGGCTACCCAGGCAAACTCGCGCTTTGACGGAAAGGATATCGTTGTGTCTATTATTCTTGATGATCTTGATCGTAACGGACAAATATCAAACGCAATGAATAACAAATTTGGTAAAAGGTAGCTAGCATGGCCTTCCCAATATATGGTGAATTATTAACTCAGGGTTCTGGCGGCGAACCTGAACCAACGGTATTACGTACAAGCTTTGAGTCAGGCCCGGCTAAACAAGTTAAAACAAAAAGCCAAACGACAGTGAAAAAGCCGTTAACAATTCTTTTTACACAAACCGAACTGGGTAATTTTGAAACTTGGTTTCGTGGTTCTGATTGCGATTGGGGCTCTGCCTGGTTTAGCTGGCTAGACTATCGGGATGGCACCAATAAACAGGCTAGAGTATTTGAAGGCCGTTATAACTACAATATTGACTCGTCCCAAAAAGGTGCCGAGATTAAGTACGTTTTAGATATAACACTTGAAGTACTGGAGAGCTAAATGCGTTCGTTAAGTACAACTGCACGTGAATTAATAGCCAGTATTAGCCGTCCGGAAGCGCCGATTTTATTACTGGAAATTACCCATCCCGATTTAACAACACCGGTACGTGTCGTTAATGACAATGTTGATGTTGTAAGTAATTTAAATACCTTCATCGGAATGGCCTTCAGGGCGCTTCCACCAGACGATTTAAGTCAGGGCTCACCAAGGGCAACATTGGCGATTGATAACGTTGGTCGCGACTTAACACAATGGATAGAATCGTCTGCCGGTGCCGATGGCTCAATTGTTCGAATGATGCAAATAATGCGTTCTGCGCCGGATATTATTGAGTGGGAAGTCACCATGGAGTTAACTGATATCGTTATGGATCAAAATCAGGTGAAAGGAACGTTGCATTTTAAAAACTTAATTGACACGCCCGGGATTACCATTTTTTACCGTCCTGAAAATACACCGGGGTTATTTTAATTATGCACTGGTCAACCCCATATATTGGACAGCCTTATGTTAATGGTTCAAATGATTGCGCCTCGTTTGCTGTAAAAGTACAACGTGAAGTTTTTGGTCGAAATATTATTCTGCCACAAAGCCGAGCGGCTAATGTTATAGGTTGGTCAAAACAGATTAATGAAAACAAAAATGACTGTGCAACCTTAACCATTAAACCCGAAGAGGGTGATGCAGTATTAATGATAGGCAAAGGGCGTCTTAACCATATTGGTATATATGTTGATTTTTGTGGCGTGCCTTATGTTTTACATGCCATGCAAAGTGCAAAGCAAGTTTGTTTACATCGAATACGTGAACTTGAAGGCATTGAGTTAAAATTGGAGGGTTTTTATAAATGGAAAACACTCTAACTAAGAAGATTAATCTTTCAGAAACACCCACGTTAACGTTTTGCCCTCATCCATTACTAAGCACCGCTGGCCGCGAAGTTTTTTTTATTGCCTGTTTGCCAGGCGAAACCATTACGCAGTATTTTTCCCGCTTAAAAATACCGGTAAGCAGAAGTGACTGGGTTTTGTTTTTACAAGACAAGGAAATCCCTCAGCAGGCCTGGGCTAAAACAGTAATAAAAGAGGGAGAGCTAATTACCTTAAAAGCTAAATTACAGGGAGGGGGTAATGGCGATAAAAATAAATCAATTAGAACAATATTAACAATTATCGTTTTATTGTATTCTCAACAGTATAGCGGTGCGGCACAAGTTGCAATTGCAGCCATCGGTTCATATGCTGTTTCTTCTCTATTCCCACCTTTATTTCCACCCGCCGAGGCTCTTCGGGGTGAAGAGAGTAGCCCAACGTATTCTATTTCAGGCGGCAGCAATCGTGCGCGCTTATTTAAACCTATGCCTTGCGTGCTGGGGTCTCATCGAATTTTCCCCGATCTTGGCGCCAAAACGTATACAGAATTTCAGGGTGAAGATCAGTTTTTATATCAGGTGTTTAATTTTGGTTTAACCAACATAGCCTTAAGCGATTTTAGAATAGGTGAAACCCTTATAACGGATTACGAGGACTACACCCTTGAACAGTCGAATGCATCAGGTGTGTTAACGTTATTCCCTGTAAATGTAGACACAACTGCCGGAGCAACATTAACCGAGCCCGTTAGCTGGATTACCCGAACCAGTGGTTTAAATGCAACTGCTTTAACGGTAGATTTGGCAGGGTATCTCTTTAGGTCAGGCAATGATGGTATAGAACAATGGACGGTAATAATTGAAATAGAGTATCGACTAGTCGGGGACATACCATGGCTTCCTTTTAATGCAGCCAGTGCAAATATATTAAAGCACAGCAGCCGCCAACCTTTACGCATGGGCTTTCAGCGTTCCGTTGCTTCAGGTCAGTATGAAGTAAGGTGCCGACGTACTACGCCAGAAGACACCGACACTCGCGTATCAAGCAAAATTGACTGGAGTCAGTTAAGAACTTACCAACCCGATACTGCAGACTATACAGGGCAAACACGCATAGCTTTACGAATTCGTGCGAACGAACAGTTACAAGGCATTGTAAGTACATTAAGTGCTACGGCAACATTAAGCTGCCCAGTATGGGACGGGGCGAATTGGGTTTCTCAAGTTACCAGTAATCCCGCATGGTTATTTTTATATTGGGCCAAGGGAAAAATATTAAATGGTCGCCGTTTGTTTGGCGGTGGCCTTGCCGATACCGATATGGATTTAGAAGCCATTAAAGAATGGGGCGCCTGGTGTACCAGTAAAGGCTTAAGTTGTAATCTGGTATTCGACCGCGATATGAGCGTAGAGCAACAGCTTATTATCATTGCTCGTACAGGTCGGGCGCACCCGACTCGGGGTACTGGCAAGGTCGGCGTTATATGGGACCAGGGCAACCAGTTGCCGGTTGCTTTTTTTGGCATGTCTAACATTAAACAAGGTTCATTTATAATAAATTATGCACGTAAGCGACGTTATGATGAGGTTGCACTTAATTTTATAAACCCCGCGCTTAACTGGCAACCGGATACGGTTCGAGCTCTTGCAACGGGTATCACCAATCCACTGGAAACATTAACCGTCGAGTTAATGGGCTGCACCGACAGCGTGATGGCAGGAAAGGAAGCCAATCTTATAATGGCTGAAACCGAGTACCGCCGTAGGGCAACTACCTGGGAAACCGATATAGAAGGGCTGGTGGTAACCCGCGGGGACGTTGTTGGTTTGTCACACGATTTAACCCAATGGGCGTATTCAGGCCGGCTTATATCAGGAACAAACAATCAACTTTTTTTAGATAGAGATGTTATTTTTTCAAGTGGATTTAATCATTACATTCGTTTGATTTATCCAGACGGCTCTTCAGATATTTATAGTGTTACATTTGTTTCGGGTTCAACCGACACAGTATTACTAAAAACGTTAATTGTTAAAAATGGTTGGGCTGCAACAATAGCTCATATTTCAAATGATGAAGTTCAGCCAACGGTTACCAACGGCTATTTCTATATAGCAATAACTGCAGGTACAACGGATGTAAGTGAGCCGATATGGCCATTAACTGAAGGTGACACGGTCGTTGATGGCACGGTAATCTGGCAAAATGCAGGACCTGCTCAAACTTATTTTCCTAACAACAACCCAAACCACCAACCGGTTGACTATAAATTTTTCTTTGAGCCGCAAGCAACACCCGGTAAGTTGGTTAAAATAACCGACGTTAAACCAATAGATGACCACTATGTGCGCTTAACAGCGGTTGACGAAGTTGATGATTATTATTTAAGTGAGTCGAACAGTTATACTTATAACCCAACGTCTCCGGCTGCAGTAGCACCAACCATTATTAAACTGGAGGTTAGTGATACGCTTATAAATGTGGGCAATAGTTATGGAGTACGCATTGCTGTTACGTGGGATACCACTGGTCCTTATAGTTTTGCTGTTGTTCGTGCTGCACCCAATGGTGAGATTTTACAAATTATTGATAGAACATTTGATCGTCGATCAGAATTTTTGTGGACTTATGTAGGCAATGTCGATATCGAAGTAACCGTTTTAAATACTAGCGGTGTTTATAGCAGTGCCGGAAAGTTCTTTACCACGTATACAATTATCGGCCAAAATCAACCCCCGGATGATGTTACTAATTTACAAATAAGCATTACAGCAACAAACCCTGTTTTAAAATGGGACGATGTTAATGCCGCTGATTTATTAGATTACGAAATTAGAGAGGGAGCAGCCTGGGACACAGCCACACTTCTTGGCCGTATAGATGCAAATGAGTATCCCCTTAGTTGGCTGACTGCAGGCGTTCATAATTACCTGGTTAAAGCACGTGACGCGTCATGGCCGCGAAACGTTTCTGCAAATGCAGCACAAGTCAGTATTACGGTTGTCGGCGCAAACCCGCCAAATATTACAGCCAGTTTTGCTGCGGGTAATCTGGTACTAAATTACACTGCCGCTGCTGGAAGCTTACCCATTAAAGGCTATAGAATAAGTTATGGTGCCGCTGAAGGTGATAATGTTGTAGCCATAATAAATGCAAATCGTTTTAGCATCACGGCTAACTGGTTAGGTTCAAGAACGTGGTGGGTAACGCCAGTAGACGTAGCCGATAATGACGGAACACCGGCATCCGTCGACGTTACAGTAATAGCCCCTGGTGTAAGCGGGCTAACCCGAGATGTCATACAAAATCAGGTTGCTTTAAAGTGGGTAGCTACGCCCGGAACGTTACCCGTAAAAGAATACAAAATTTATAAAGGTGATACTTTTGCCACGTCGGCCGAACTTTACACCATTACCGGCACCTTTAATTTATTAACCGAAATAACCGGTGGTATATATACCTATTGGGTTGCAGCGATAGATATTGCCGGCAACCAGGGAACCGAGATATCAGTTGCGGCCAATGTGAGCAACCCTCCCGGTTTTATTTTAAGGGAAGATTGGTTAAGCGATTATTCAGGTACAAAAACGAATTGTTTTGTTAACCAGGACGGTGACCTGCTAACACCAGTTAATACCACGGAAACATGGGCCGATCATTTTGTAAATAATGCCTTGATAGATCCAGACGCTCAAATTACTGCCGGTTATTCGTATTATGCAATGCCATCTGAAACCACTAGCAGCTATGAAGAAACATTTGATTATGGTGTAGCACTTGAAGGCACATTGATATCTGTTATTAAAAACATGCTAGTACTGACCGGCACTGTAACAACACAAACAACAATCAGTTATAAATTAAATTTAGGCGACGCCTGGACAGACACCATAGGGGTTGACCAGGTATTTGCGTCAGATTTTAGATATGTAAAAGTAAAACTTGATTTTACATCAATCGGCGGAGACGATCTGGCTTTACTTAAGCAGCTTAATGTTCAATTAAGTGTAGAAGAAATTATAGAGTCAGGTAATGCCGTCGCAGTTGCGGGCGATGTAGGTGGAACGCCTATTGTTTTTAAAAAATCATTTGTAGCTGTTGAATCGATTACAATCACTTACGCCGGTACTACATCGGTATCAACGTCTGCACCGCTGCCTGTAGGTTCTAACCCCACTCAATTTGTTGTTTATTTATTTGACTCGATCACAGGTATACGTGTGGACGGGCCCTTTAGCTGGAAAATAAAAGGTAATTAATTATGGCCGATTTTAACAATCCATTATCAAGTCAGGGCTATTTAGTCTTATTAGCTTCAATCGTTGAAAACAATCAAGCTAATCTAACAATGCTAGAAGGTGTTGCGCCATTAACCAACTTACCCGTTAATGCAAAACAATGGAATTCAACTAATGCCCGCTTTGAAAAATGGGACGGCACCGTATGGAGTGCGTTGTCGACATTGTTCGAAATGAAGGTGCGCAATTCAGACCAGCTTAACAGCCAAACAGGATCTTATTACCGCAACGCCAGCAATTTAAATGCGGGAACCTTACCTGCAGGGCGATTTAACGATACCGCTCATGGTGCGCGTAGCGGAGGTGCGTTACATGCATCGGCTACTGCATCAACAGCCGGATTCATGTCATCGTTTAACTTTAATAAATTAGCTAACATAGAGGCAGCTGCCACGGCCGACATGACGGCAAGTGAAATATTAGCCTCTTTGATAACGATTGATGGAGTAGGCTCCGGACTGGACGCAGATTTAGTCGACGGGAAACATGCCAACTCTTTTCTTTGGGTTGCAAATAATTTATCAGATTTAGCTAGTGCCGCAACTGCACGGAACAATTTAGGTTTAGGTGCGTTAGCAATAGTCAATAGCGTTAACCAATCGACCATTGATGTTAACTCTATAGGTCAACCTGAAATAAAAGAAGTTATCCAGGACGTTAGTATTGCGGCCGGCACCAGCGGCGCATCGGCAAATGCTATATTGGTAGCTCCATCGTATACATTTAGAGGCATTTTATCTAGAGCATCAATTGCGAGTACTGTAGCGTCTTCTCAATTTATAGAAGGGAACACAACGTCTACCGGGTTTACGTCTACAACGTCCATAAGGGTTACAAGCAGCACACTTGGTACGGCTTATGCTCGAATTTATTACATAAACTCATCACCGCCTTATATTTCAGCCGATGGCCAAATACTTTTATTTATGTTCGCCACGGTTGATAATGCTACAGGCAAAATAGAAAGCATAGCCTCGTCAATCGATCCGCCTTGGATGTATAACGGCCCTACCAATACGGTGGCCGATGCCAAAGGAGAAAAGGGCGAATATTACATTAAAAAAAGACTTATTGAAGTTGAAATACCTAACTGGCGCGAAATGCAAATTACAGGGTCTTTGTCTAATCGTAAAATGGTAAGCCAACGATTAAAAACGGATGGGTTTATTTATATTGAGGTAGACCAGGCTATTAAAAATGCCGACATGAACGTAGTGCCCCATCCATTTATTAATGTGCCAACAGGGAAAACGATCGTTTATTTAGATCCAGTCTCTCCTGTAATACAAGACCTTTACGAGCATCACCTTCTAGGAAAAAATGATGCTAGCGCACCTCCTGCAAGTAGTTTGTTGCATGATGGGGCTATTATTATAGGAAATAGAGATTTGAAACGAGACAAGCCTTTGGGTTTAAAATGTGTATCGCTAAAATGGAAAAATACAAAATGAAAAAATATTTATGGAATATTGTTATTTTTTAAATAAGTTAGAAATGAATCACTGTAGAAAATAGATAGAAGACGATGAAATTTGAAACAATAGTTACATTTCTATAGCATCAAGAACTTTTCTTTCAAGCTTACCTGTTGGGTAACATATAGTTCCCTCTCTAAACACGGCTCTATCATTTGAATTTGAAACAGCATTTGAAACATAAGGGTAGGCCCCCTTTCTTTCTACACGCTTTGATATTTTATAGCGGATATTAACTTTCACTACCGTCTTGTATTTTTTGACTTGGTTAACGAAAACGTTTATCCGCCCAGATAAAGACATATATCTATAAGTACGGATTGCAGAATTTTCAAAAGGTCCATTAAATGGAAATTTAATCATTTTTGATGATGCCTTTTGTTTGTCAATATTAGATTCCGAATTAAAAGAAATAAAACCACAGTCAATATAGTTAGTTGGGTCAACATCATATGACAAATTAATTAAGCCTGAACTTTTATCTATGTTATTTATAACAAAAAACTCATTACTAAGCTCTTTCATTAAAATCGGCCATAGCTCATTTTTTGATTTGTTAATAGTTACTGAAACAGGATATTTGACTGCGCTTAACGGAGGCGTGTAATTAGGTATGGCTGTACAACTAATTAACAGCACAGTTAAAACTAAGATTAAAATATTTTTTATTAAATTCATTTAAGCAACCCATGTATTTTTTAAATTTTAACCGGCCAATTCCATAAGCATTTTTATTGTTCTCTTATCGACATTATCAAGGCTTGGCTCTTCCTCGTCTATTGAATCATATAGTAAGGAAAATAAAAGCGCTTTTTTTCGAGCAGTATACTTTTTCTTTTCTGAAGCGATTTGCTGTTCGCCCGCTTCAATAGCAATGGTAAGTGTTAAATAATCAACGCTCTCTTTTTTGTAATGTTGGTTAAGTTGACCTTTATTTAGTTTGCCAGGGCTAACCGTATAAATTTGAGGCTCATCTTTTATTCCACTGTTACTTAAAATAAACCCGTCATTTTTTAAACTTTCAGTTAATCGAGCAACTATCTCAGCGTTTAAACTGCGAAGCGATCCCTCAGCCTGCTTCTCCAGTACTTCTTTTAAGGCTGGGGGCATCCTTAAACCGTACGGATTTATGTCTCTACTCATGGTATCAGTATGATGCCACAATAAATGGTTGACATGTTATACACACCGTGTAACCATTAAGTACCACTTTGGTACTACATCTACTATTAATATACATGGACTTAGGATTATCATGAAAAAAGTGAAACGCACCGCGATATTTACCGCCAGATTGCCGACAAAAATGGTTAAAAAATTGGATAAAGAAGCCAGAAAAAACGGCGCTAGCCGAAATGCGGAAATAACACGCCGCTTGAATGATTCGCTGAAACAGGAAGCGGCATAAATTAAAAAGTGAACACCCACAGCATGCAGGCCGTGGGTGTTCGATGGTAGAGGCTACTGGCTTTGGCACCGATTCACCTCGTGATGCAATTGTAACATGCATACGAATACTAGCCAGTAGTCTCCTTTGATAACAGTGTACAAAGGGGGCAATTCCACATGTGGGATTCATTAGACGACGCAATATACAAAACTATTCATAATTTTAAAGACGGTAAAAAATCCGGTCCGGGTGCGCTAGCACCTAAAATTAACATGAACGCCGGCACGCTTAATAACAAAGCCGACCCAGGCTGCGAAACACATCATTTAACATTACGCGAATCTATACCCATTCAACGAACCGCGAGCGACTTTAGTATTGCTCAATCGTATTGCATGGAATTAGGCGGCGTTTTTATTCAGCTACAAATGATTGATTACGTTAGCGACTCAGCTCTACTGGATATATGGGCAACCCTTATCGAAAAAGAAGGGGAGTTCGCCAAGGCGGTACGAGAATCACTGGAAGACGGGAAAATTAAACACGATGAAATGAAACAAATTCGTGACTCAGCGCAACAAAGAATATCTACCTTACTCGAAATGGTTAAACGTCTTGAATCCATTCATATTCAAACGGTTGGTGAGCCATGAGTACTGCTGCAGATGAAATGAGAAAAAAAGGCATTACCTCAGTAAGTGACAACATGAAGCCTGGTGAACATCTCAATATTTCATCAGGTATCTTCATGGCTTTTTTTGGTCCTGCGCTCATCGAGCATTATTCAAAAAAAACAAAAGCTAGCAGTACAGAAACAGGCAACACTGAAGAGGTTAAAAAATAATGGCTATCTTCTACCAAATTACCAATAAAAACCAACCGCCAAAACAATACGCATATATACGGCGTTGGTTTTTAAATGCTCAATCAATCTTTATAGATAACACATTAATTCGATTTATTGTTAGGGAGTCAAACTCGAAAGCAGCGTTTGAACTTGCTGTTCATATTACCAATCAAAAGAGTAATAAAAAATTAAGCTGTGTTTTATTGCCTGGCGATTATTTAGACATGTCCACACTAGGCGTTTTTATCTCAATACGTGCCGCTGAGTGGACTGCATCAAATAAACCGTCGCGTTTTTTAGTTGAATTTATTTCGTTGTACGAAAATACGCAGTTACATTTTTATAAATAACAATACAAAGAGGTGACCGAGCCATGTACGCACAAAATAGAAAAGATTTCGACCGTTATTTAACTGAGCAAGAAGAGCGCCAGTTTTTTAGCGCCATAAAAGCAACAATGAATAAAGAAAATGTACCGGGATTATTAGCAACCCGTGATTTTTATGCCTTTAAAATTATGCGCAATACCGGTTTGCGAGTAGGAACACTCGTGGCACTAAATGTTCTCGATGCAAAAACAGCTGTAAAAGACAAAAAATTCAATCTTAAAAAAGAAGTGCTTAAAGGTAAAAAGCACGATACTAAAATTTACTGTAATGAAAAAGCACGTAAAGCAGTACGTGAATTATTAAAAGTTCGCCGCCTACTAGGCTACCCATTAAACGACGATTCACCACTCTTGATGTCTCGCAAGGGAAATCGTATCGCTATTCGTACTGTTCAAGACCGAGTACAACACTGGCGAGAAGCCTCAGGTATTAATGCCAACGCCTCACCGCACTGGTTTAGGCACACCTTTGCCAAGCGCATTATAAAAAATTCAACAGCGGCCGACCCGCAAAAGGTAGCGCAAGTACTCCTGGACCATACCGACCCGCGCAGCACACTTATTTACACCCTGCCAGACAAAGAAGAAATAGCGGTAACAGCCGAAGAGGTAGCAGCATGAGTAGTATAAAAGCAGCAATAGAAGAGTTGCCAGCCGGTTGCTTAGTTGCGATTGAGCTTATTTGGGAGTGTTCAAATAAGCAGGACTGGCGAAATCTTGGCCTGGCACAAATGATAGACACAAAACATCAAGGTGCGCTAGATGCAATGGGTAACTTTGCTCGATCATTTTCTTTTGATGAAGCGTCGGCCGAATTACGTTTTCTTGAAACGTTATTAATGTATAGAAATACATTAATGTTTTATGAGTCTCTTAATTTATCAGCCGCACATGTTGCCGCAATGCAAAGTAAGTAATCTTATGAGCACTAAGAAAAAACCTATCTGGGAAAACATTCCGCCACTACCGGACGTGTCCCGATTTCGTTTTGCTAAAGCTAAAAAAGAAAATTCATTTTTTATAACCAGATTAGTCAGACGTGCTCGTTATGTTGAAACATTACCAGATCATAAGCGCACTACAAACGACCGAATGGATATGGTCGCATGGAATTTAACCTGGCGTTGCTTAAAGCGAAGCCGCCCGGCAATGGCGAAGTTATTGTCAGACCCAAACGTAATAGCCTTCGTAAAAGCCTTTAATGCAGAGATAAGTTTCGAATTATGAATAACGTAACCTACATCGATACCCGACCAGGAAAAAGTATATTTTCAGCTCCAAAAGGTGAGCCAGATTATTCGGCCTGGATAACAAATAAGTATAAAAAACAGCAGTATAAAGATGGTGAACATACGTGTTACTTAGGTTTGCCACAAAAATTACATCATATTATACAGTCGAATGATGAGCCGAAAATAATCGTTTTCGGAACACATTCAAACCAGCTTAAAGATTTTATTATTCTAATAGCCAAACAAATAGGCAAGCAGATAGATATCGAGGTGACCAGTGCGTAACGAAGAAATTGAACTCCAAACCAAACGAATAGATAGTGCTTTTATATTCTTAACCGACCAAGTTCAAAATGGTGAGGTTGCCAAAGCTCATTCTTTTTTTACAAAGATTATACAAACAGAATCACAGCTCGCGTTAGAAAAAAGAAAACAAGTTACCAACGTTCTGAACACCGTCGAGACTAGTTCAGAATGACCTCCCGCCGTCTCGACACAATCCTCCTTGCTGCCGGCGCTTTTGCCGTGCAGCTTTTTTTAATCAAATGAGGTTTATACAAATTATGCCAACGGCAATACATGCAAAACAAAACATACTACTACCCAGTTTAGAGTTTTTATTAAAGGGTATGCCAGAAAGAGACTCATGCCGCTGTGGTGATGGAAAGCCCGATATCTCTTTCGATTTCGAAAAGCGCACATGGATAGCCTGGTGCGGTTGCGGATTATGCTCAGACGGCATGAGCTATCTCGACCATGCCATTCTAGATTTTAATACCAAAAATAAAAGGTAGTAGGTGAGTTATGAGTAATAATTTAGCAGGTTTAAATGAAAATCTATTTGAACAATTGAATAGATTAAATAATTCATCACTTGAAGGTGATGAATTAAAGCAGGAGATCGAACGGTCTAAAGCAATGGCCAGCGTGGCTCAAAGTATAATCAAAAATGGGGAGCTTGTTCTAAAAGCTAAAACCGAATTATCGCCAAATGTTATAAAAAATAGCGTACCTATGTTGGGTTCTAATAGCTAATGACTTTTCGTTATTCAACAGAGCATATTGATTTTTTACGTGAAGGCTTTGCGTCAATGCCAATTCACGAATTGACAGTAGCTTTTAATCAATATTTTGAAACAGATAAATCACTCTGTGCAATAAAAACGGTTTTAAAATGTAGAGGTATCACCTGCGGTCGTAAAGGCAATAATAGAAAAGGCGTATACACGTTGTTAACGGCTGAACAGGTCGCTTTCGTTATTGATGTGTATAAAGAAAAAGATGTTAACAAACTGACTGCAGCATTAAATGAAAAATTTAATATCGATAAGTCAGTTAAGCAGATAAGATATTTTATAAAAAATCATAAAATTAAATCAGGTAGAACAGGCTGCTTTAGCAAAGATAATAAGCCATGGAATAAAAAAACCAAAGGTGAAATGAAAGCAAATTCAGGGTCCTTTGTAAAAGGCCAAAAGGCAATAAATATAAAACCCGTTGGGTCAGAACGTATTTGCTCAAAAGACGGATATATTCTTATTAAAATTAATGAATCAGATCCATATACAACATTTAAAACTCGCTGGCGAGCCAAGCATATTGTTATATGGGAAGAGCTGCACGGAAAAATCCCAAAGGCCATGGTTGTTTCTTTTGTCGACGGTAATAAACTTAATTGCGTTATAGGAAATCTTGAGCTTATAACCAGAGCGGAAATCCTTTACAGGAATCGGCATGGTTATAACGACCTACCTGATGAACTCAAACCGAATATGCGAGCCCTGGCTAAGTTAGAAACAAAAAGATTTTCATTGGAAAAAAGAGATTAATAATGAGCGAACACATAACAGCATCACCCTTAACATGGCCCGAGGGCTGGAAGCGAACAAAACTACCAACAACAAGCCAGTTTTCAAATCATTCTATTTCAAAGGCAACAAAATTTGTAATTGAAGAATTAGCCCGTATGGGAATAAAAGATTGGAACATAATAATTTCAACTGATTTAAGGCTTAGAAATGATGGTCTGCCCTATTCTAGTCAGCGTGAACCAGATGATAAAGGAGCTGCAGTTTGGTGGAAAGATGCTGATGAACAACGTGTGATTGCCTTAGACAAGTACAACAAAATTTCAGACAACCTTTATGCCATCGGTAAAACGATTGAAGCCATGCGCGGTATTAAACGCTGGGGTGGTGGTGAAATATTAGATAGAACTTTTTCTGGCTTCACTGCTTTGCCTAATCCGGATGCTGTTCGCAGTTGGCGTGATGTTCTTGATTATCACGGTAATGATTGGGTAGAGGCTAACAAAGCCTATAAGAAAGCAAGAAGCAATGCGCATTCAGATAAAGGTGGTACAGACGAAGCATTCTTTGAAGTGAATAGAGCTTGGCGCGAAGCTAATATCGAATTAAATAAATAAATATAAATACTTATTCAGTAGCATATTTAAAGCGGATTGCGTGCCACTGAAACTTATAATAATCCGCCAAAGGAAAAGTAAAAATGAATATTAAACCAACAATTGGGCGAGTAGTTTTATTTAATGATGGTGTATCAGATCAGCGTGTACCGGCTTTGATCACCTACGTCCACAATGATTCATGTATAAATATCGGTGGCTTTGACCAAAACGGTAACGCTTTTGGTCGAACCAGTGTCGTTCTATGCCAGGGCGAATCCGAATGCATTGTCGGTTCGGCTGAGTGGATGTCTTATCAAAAAGAACAAGCTGAAAAAGACGCAGCTTAATCAATGAATGGCTGTGCATAGCGCAGGTTATGTGCAGCCAATGGTTGAAATTGTTCAAAAGAGTAATTTTTAATAAGTGGCCGATACTAGCTAGACCGAATGAGGGCGGCAACCCAATATAAAAAACTGTTGTAGTTGGGTCGCAGTATCATTAATTGTTAAACCAAGGCCACTTATTAAAAACTATATCGAAGAGGTGAGTTAATGAAAGTTCTAATATTTATAACTGCAATTCTATTCACGGTTACGTTTTTATTTACAGGGTGTAGCCGAATGCCAGACATGCAATCAACGATTGAATTAGTTCTCTATGAGTAAAAACGCATGTCCTTATTGCGGGAAGCGAGTAAACACAAAAAGACTTTATGTTCTCGATGCTGTTACTAATGAACGCTGTCATTACCTATGTGAAATTAACGAGCAACTTAAACTTGAGCAATTAAAAATGAATCGAGGTAAATGAAATGATTAAATCTAAGCCTATTCGCTGCTTAGCCATAGAAACATACGCTGAATTCTCGAATGATAGAAAATATCGATATGACCTATGGCGTATATGGGATAGAGAGAAACCATTTTTAATGGTTATAGGGCTTAACCCGTCCACCGCCAATGAAGCCGAAGATGATCCAACCATTCGTCGCTGCAAAAGATTTGCGTTTGATTGGGGTTTCGGTGGGCTTTGCATGATGAATTTGTTTGCAGTCAGAGCGACAAAACCAAAAGATATGCTTAGGAATGTTTCACCTATTGGTGGATCTAACGATGACAGATTATTAAAAAACGCGAAAAATTCAGGAATGATTTTAGCTGCATGGGGGGCTAACGGATCCCACTTAGCTAGAGGCTTCGACGTTAGAAAATTAATTGAACGCGAAAAACAAATGATGTGCTTAGGTAGGACAATTGCAGGACAGCCACGCCATCCTTTATATATCAAAGCCGATACAAAACCAGTAAGGTTTTAATTAACCATATAACAGGACAATACTGTGAAAACGCGCAAAGAAGTTAATGAGTTAAAAGATAGCTGGAAAAGAGATCCTTGTTGGGATATTGAAGAAACTATCTTCTTTGAAGAATATAGAAACGAGCTTCTAGAATTTCGCCTTCAATGTGAGGCTGAATATAAATTAGATCGTGATACCGAATTGAAGAATAAAGCCGACAAAATAGGTGCGTCTGGTAATACAGCGTTAGCTTCATACGTTTTATATCTTGAATCAAGGATAGAAAAGATTCAAGAAAAACTAGAAAGCCATCTAAATAATGACTAACCCTATAACAGAATAATGATGAGTTAATAATGAACCAGGTGCCCGCGCCAAGTACAATTAAAATTACAAGGGATTTATAGTGGCCAATCCAAATGAAACCATAGATAAAAAACAAGAAGTAGCAGCAATATATACAAAGGTAAAAGAACGTTCGAACCTAATTAATTACATTGACGATAGCACCGAGAGCACGCCTAAAAAAACAGGTAATAGTACCCGCTTTAACCCTTGCCCATTATGCGAACATAATGATTGCTTTAATGTTTTTGGTGAAAACGAAGACACTTTTAAATGTCAATCTTGTGGCGAGGGTGGGGATGTTTTCACCTTTGCAGAGCTTTATCACCAACTTGGTAAAGGCGAAGCGCTTCGTAATGTTGCCAAACATTTTAATGTAGAACTACCCGCGCCGAAGGCGCAACAAGACGCCGCAGCAAAAAACAAAACTAGCTTATTGCATGAAGTGTTAGATGCTGCCACAGCATATTATCGTGGCGTTTTAGCCAATAGGCCGGATAGCATGGCTTATTTAACATCACCAAAACCAGACGGGCGTGGCCATATTCAAAGTACTATCGATACAATGGAAATTGGCTTTACCGATGGCAAAATGGCTGAAGCGTTACAGAAACAAGGGATATCGCTCGACAAGATAAAACAGTCTGGTTTGTATGTTGAAAAGAAAATTAAAGGCGAGCCAACGGGCGAATGGCGCGATTACTTTGTGCCGGGTCTTATTGTTTTTCCGCATCGAAACGAAACCGGCGACATTGGCCATTTCACTATTAAAGATCCACGTAAAAAAATTGACTACCAGCTTAAAACTGAAAATAGAATAGGCGGCTTGTTATGGGGTAATCAACGCGGCATCAATAACTCAATAATTAATATTGTTGAAGGTGAAAACGACTACGCCAGTTTTTTAGATGTAAGCATTCGTAATGTTATGGCCACACTGGGCAATTTGAGCACCAAACAAATTCAATGGTTACTCACTCACTCAAATGGTAAACATTTTGTTCTATGGTTTGACTTTGATACTAAGTACGGCACAAACGGTAAACCCCCTGCAGGTGTCCAATACACTCGAAAACTTTATAATCATTTACTTCGACAGCCGGATTGTACTGTTTCAGTTGCCAGCGCATTTATGGAACCGGGCGAAGACCCGGACGACTTCCTTCAGAAAGACAAAGCCACCGCAAACAAACGAGTGCAATCAATAATCAAAAAAGCTCAGCACCCATTATTGTGGGAACTTAAAGTTATACCGGCCGAGATAAAAGAAGACGCCAACGCCACATTAAACTGGCTAGAAGACATTGATTATTTTGAATTGCTTGGCCAAGTGCCCGACATGCAACGAGACACCATTATTTTTGAATTACAAAAATTTGGTTTTTCTCGTGATGCCATACTCGAAAACATTAAAACCGGCTTTGATTTACGTGAGCAAATAAAACAAATAGAAGGTGCTTTTCATGTTGGTGACGGTAACTCAAAACCACCTGAAGCTTTTATGCGCGTAGTGTCTCGCGCAATATGGGATTACTTTAAAAGCCACGGCAAGTTCTTTGTGTCGGACGATACATTGCACCTTTTTTATCATCATAAAATTTATACTATTGGCAGCAACACTGCGTGGGAATCTTTATTACATAAAGAGGCTGACCTTAATTCCACTCAACAATTATCTAAGTACGTGCATGCCGAATTAAAGGCGCTTTGTTATAACCGTGGCGATAGGCTCAATGCATTTAGTTGGGTACACATGACCGACGACGGCACTGGCCCCAATGTATTTCTAAATTTAAAGGACCCCGCAAATCGAATATTAAAATTATCTGCAGGTGAAGCGGAAATGATGGAGAACGGAACTAATCCGCATGCTGTTTTATTAGCGGAGTCTGAACAAATGCAAGAATTCAGTTACGACCCCGAGGTGAATGTAGACGCAGGTATGCGTGATTTAAAAGCATTAATTTTTGACACAATGACCTGTGACCTTGCTCAGCGTTATTTGATTCTTTCGTGGTTGCTATCTCCCTATCTTATGCCTTTAACGCCTAGTAAAGCGCTAATGAAAATGGAGGGTGGATCAGGTAGTGGTAAAACAACCTGCGCGAAATTTGGCTCAATCTTATTGTATGGAAAAAGTATGGTTGGTCGGTCGAGTACTGCAGGTGATTATTCGATGGGGTCAACCGAACCATTAATTATAAAAGACAACCTTGAAACGGATGATATTAATAAGCAACAACTTAATTTTTTATTGCTTGCAGCAACCGGAGCCACAAATATAAAACGTAAAGGTGGAACTGAATCAGGCGTAACCACTGAAAAATTAAATTGCCTGGTCTGCATTACAGCGATTGAACCGTTTGCCAAACCGGAACTAATCAATAGAACGTACCTGGTTAACTTTTCAAAACGTTATCAGCGTACAGACTTTATTGAATCTGAAATTGAAATGAAGTTAATGGGCAAGCGCAATGAAATATTAAGTGCCTGGATACAGCTACTCGCCAATAAGGTTATTCCGGAACTTGAGCAGCATAAAAATTACATTAAATATATTCGAGAACACCATAAGCATTTTTCAAAAGACCGAACATCAGAATTTATGGCCATACTGGCTTTAATCTCGAGGGTGTTACTGAAATACATTCCATTGCCAGATGAATTAAAAGCAGATGCCGGTGACAGAGCGCCTGAGTATGTTTTATTGGATGCGTGGGTTAAGTACCAGAATGAACACGCTAAAGAGAGTGAGCAGGGCACAAACGCCGTTTTACAGTTACTTGATGGTTTAAAACGGACTTTCCTTATCGACTTCTCACGCAGTGCTGAGCAGAGAGACAATAAAGTTTGGTGCCCAATGATGGGCATTTATATTGATAGAGATAACGGCGAGGATGAATTTGGATTGTCGACACGCCCGCGTATATATTCATTTGAAGCATCAACCGCTGATCTACTCGCCATGATGCAACGCTATGCCCGAGAGTATGGTTTAAAAATTATATTTAAGAACGCACGCCAGCTTGGCGTGCGTATCAATAATGAACTCTCAACTCTAGAAGAGGCAGGTTGGTCGATTATTTACACCAAGAAAGTAAACGGCACGCGTTATTTCAGATACGCATGGGCTGATACCCCAGAACCCGCGCCGAAGGCGCAAGAAACTCGCGCCGCTATATAGAACAATGACTTACGCAACATACCTAATTTTTTTATCAAGAACAGGGAAAAACTAGGTGTACATTTATTAGAATGCTTGCCCCCGCAGCCCCCTAAAGCATTATTTATTATTTAACTTATTGAATTATATATATTTATTTATGTATCTAGTAGGGGGCAAGTGAGGGGGCAAGCAGGGGGCTGCGGGGGCAAGCAGGGGGCAAGTGAGCGTTATTGTAAAAGTACTTGCCCCTTAATAAGTTATTGATATATCAAGGTCTTTTAGCAAACTAATGAAATTAGGGGGCTAGTGACAAAACAACTTGCCCCCTTGTTTTTCCTATAGAAATCAATAAGTAACGTGATTTAAGGGCTGCGGGGGCAAGTGTTTAGACTATGTACATCATTTTTTGTGTAGATAAAAGTGGTTTTCCCACATGTATTTTCTAGGAGTAAGTAGTGAACAACGATTTAATTAATGATTTTTTACGGCAGCTGCAATACAACAAAGGCCGAAGTAAGTTAACGATAAAAAAATATAAGAGCTTCCTTGACCGTTTGCTTGCCTGGTCAAAAAAAGAAGATCTAAAATTTTTAGAGCTGGATATAAAAAACCTTGAAAAATTCACTGGCACATTTGCACATGAGCAAGGCTTAACACCACGTTCTCGCCGCCCACTCGTTGCTGCTATTCGCGGCTTTTATAAATACTTATTGAAGAATAAAAAAATACAAAGTAACCCAGCGACCACATTGCCTTATCCACAAATTGGTCGACGGTTACCAGTGGCTATGAGCATTAAGAATGCTGAACGCCTGGTAATGCAACCTAGCCTGGAAACGTTTGCAGGTTTACGCGATACAGCAATCATTACTTTATTTATTGGCACCGGCATTCGGCTTGGTGGCCTAACAGGATTAAATGAATCAAACCTCGTTTTTACTTCAATAGAAGGTCAGGAGTGGTTGATATTAAAAGTACTAGAGAAAGGAGAAAAGGAGAGGTTAATACCGGTACCACATGAAGCCAGGCATTTAATACGTGCATACTTAGCTCACCCGGACATAACTAAAATCGATAGAACCTTACCGACTGGCGATAAGGTTTTATTTATTTCATTGGGCAATAAAAATGTAAAGCCACATGAGTATCACGGCGAGAGAAGAAGAATGTCAGATAGTGGCATCCAAAAGATGATCGTTAAGCACGCCGCCGCTGCAGGCCTTCCTCGTAATCAACAGCATCCACACTCATTGCGACATTTGTTTGGTACTGAGTTGGCCGAGAACGATGTGCAAGAGTCTGTTCGCCAAGCACTAATGGGCCACGCAAACCCTGCATCTACTCAGATATACACCCACTTAGCGGCGCGCAAATTAGCTCAGTCAGTTGATAAGGCTAACCCTCTCAACCAAATCAACACACCGATGACAGCCATTACTAAAGAGTTACTGCGTCATGGAAAGTAACCCGAAATATATAATAAAGGCATTCAGGTTGCCTTTACGGGCTCAACAACTGCGTAGAACTTGGATACTGCCAACCTACTCCCCTAACACTCTCTATATAGGACGGGCTCTGCTAGACAACGATACATGCCTCCAGAACTTTCCTTTAGAACGGCCTAACTCACCAGCTCCGTGGATCTCTTTGAATTGCGCCTTATGTACTAACACGCAGTTCGCAGTAGTACCGATGTAATTAAATCAAGAGGTTATAACTATCATGTCAACACAATCACGCAATTCAATTACTGGAATGAATGATAAAGATACTCGCCCTGGTCTTGACTCTGCAGGGGTGGGGGGTCGGCAAGAACATAGATGCACCCCCAATAGGGGGGGTGGGTACCTAGATATCTGCAAAAAATCCGAAAAAGCGATTTACGAAAAAATGCTGAACGATAGCCGTATTGATGAGTTAAAAGCGCATGGCTTAAGTGATACATGGATTGAAGTGGCAGAGGATATAGGGTACGACCAATTTATTCGTATTTGGCAGATACTCGATAAGAAGAATATAAACAAAGGCCATCATGACAATGCGCGTATACGCATTCCGATTTTTGCGCAGTTTCTAAAATTTCAGCGCAATAAATATATTCTTCATTTAAGCGAAATTGGACATTCACCTGAAGAAATAAAAAATATTCTAAAAAAAGATCTATGTGAAGATTTAACCATTCGCCACATTAATCGGCTGTTATTAAAAGGTACTATTAAGTAATGAAAACAGCCATTATTTATGTTCGAGTGAGCGATAAAAAACAAGTTGAAAAAAACTTGTCTATACCTGGTCAAGTTGAAGCTTGCGAGGCTCATGCTGATAAACTTGAATTAAACGTTGCGAAAGTTTTTATCGAAGAAGGTAAGTCAGCTTGGTATGGCCATCGACCTGAATTTGAAGACGCAATAACATATTGTGAAGTAAACGAAATAGATTTTTTTATTACATGGGATACTGCTCGGTTTAGTCGAGACCATGTTAATGGACCGATGAGTCGATATCGATTGCGAAGTGCTGGAACAAAAATTGAATATTTGACGGTTGACATTGACCCAGAAACGGATGGCGGTTTTATTCTTGAAACTGTGTATCAACTAACGGATGAATTAAAAAGTAGAAAAACGTCTGCAGATACTAAACGCAGCATGATAAAGAACGCTACTCAGGGTTATTTTAATGGAGGTCGAACTGCTTTTGGTTTTAAAGCTGTTGAATGTATTGAAGACTGTAATAGAAAAAGATTACAAAAGGATATGCAGGAAGCGCCGATAGTAAAAAAAATATTTGAGTTAAGAGTCCAGGGGTTGGGAGCAAAATTAATCGCGGACGCATTAAATAACGAAGGGGTATCTAACCGCGGACGGCGCTGGAGTAAGGCAACAGTTTCGGCTTTACTTAGAAATGAAGCGGTTATAGGTAACACGGTTTTTAACCGGAATGATCGAAAAAATAAACGAACAAGAAAAAGAGAGGACTGGATTATTGTTGAAAGTCATGAGCCTATTATAAATAAAGATCTATGGAATAGTGTTCAAGTTTTAATGGATGCCGCTGTTCCACAAATTGATTCAAGTTCTCCGTGTAGCACACAATTATTTACTGGCATTTTAAAATGCGGAGCATGCTCGGCAAGTCTACAAACAGAAACAGCCAAAGGAAGATCTAAACGTTATAGATATTATAATTGTAGGAATAAACAAAAAGACAATACTTGTGATGGCCATAGAATTTCAACTGACCCATTAAATGCTTTTTTACTTGAGCAAATAATTAAAAATATATTCAATAAAAAACTTTTACTGAATATAGCCAAAGAATTAACTAAAATATCGGGATCGTGGCAGACTGAACAGCGTAAGAAAATTAGCATTATAAAAAACAAGTTATTGGCTGTTGAAACAAAAAGGAAAAAGATATATCAACTGTTAGAGACTTCGGATCCTCAAGAGTTAAATTTAGCCGATGTAAAACCGAGGTTGCTGGAACACAATACCAACATAAAGGAATTGGAACGGCAGATTAGCAATGCTATAAATGAGCTTCCTCCACAAATACCAATTATTAACGGTGACCTAGAAGATTTATTGGATGTATGCAGGGGCTTTCTGTTGGATACAGCTCGGATTAAAGAAGTCAGAGGCTTTTTATCCAGCTTTATAGATAATATTACTATCAATGCTAATAATGTGAAAATCCACTATAAACCAGAGCACTTGATCGCTGTAGTGTCCGGTGGACCGGTTCATAGCGAGGAAAGGTGGCTCCCCGAGCATGCCTTACTGGGAACCATTAAGCTTAATGTTAGTTTACCGCAAAAGCTCTGCAAAGCGGCTTAAATTGGCGCTCTGACCTGATTGGCCCTTATCCTGCCGTTATATTTTCACCACTATATAGGGGATGGATAATAAGACTCCCAATACACATATCAATTTTCACTGCAGCAACTGTGGTGATAAATTCAAAAGCGAGCCGAATCGAGTTGAGGATGTAGAAGACCGTCCTTGGCATCCATTCGAATATTTTGCCGTTTGTCCGGAATGTGGCGCGGAATCGCCTCAGGTCCAATGGGAAAAAAACATCTTTAAGGCCAACACTATGGCCACTGGACCGCGCACGGCTGAGGGTCGAGCCAAGTCTGCTAAGAACTTAGAAGGGCACCCAACGCCTCAGGAAGCCCAGATAACACGCTTAAATGCCATGAAACACGGCTTATTTGCCAAAACGTCTAAATTTTTCCCCGCTAAACCCGGTCGATATCCCCAATGTGATGATTGTGAATACCTCAAAGACAAAGTATGCGTTGAGCACAAAGCTTGCCTTAAACGAGCCGAGGTGATGCTCCGTTTTCAAGTTGCTTTTGAACATAAAGACCCAGAAAAACTCATGGATATGTTTGCGGAAACCCATGCGGCGATGCATACCATGATTGATTGGATGATTATGACGATTGCCGCAGACGGTGGGCCGCAACTGAAAAGCCCGACCTGGTATTACGATAAGGACGGGAAGTTTCATTTGGCAAAATGGACCGATGAAAATAATATTAAACACCAGCTTTATGATCACCAGGCTCACCCTTTAATGAAGCCGCTCATTGAATACGTCAATAAATTATCCATGTCATTAAACGATTTAGGCATGACGCCGAAGGTTCAAGACGAAAACGACATTATGAAAGGTTTTATTAGCCAGAATGAAAAAGCTCAAGAAACCGAGGGCAGTTTTCAGCAAAGACTCGAGGACAATTCAAATAAGCTACTTAATTTAATTCAGGGTAGCCATATAGCGCATCCGGTTAAGGAAATTAATCCAGAATACAAAGTAGAGCCGAAAGATTAATGGCTGAACGTACCTCAGCAACTCAACGACTTAAGCTTGTTAATTTAGCCGAGCAGGAAATTATGCGTTATGCCGGAGACCACGCCATGTGGCATAAGCATATTCATAATGTTGAGTTGGATCCGGTTCAAGTTTTAAAAATGAAAGAGATGGATCAGTTTAATAATACGATTGATTTCTCATCCCGACGTACCCGCAAAACCTCCGCTAAAGAACTCTACAACCTCGAATATTTAGCCTGCAATGCCGATCAGGAATTGGGCATTGTTGCCCCGCGTCAAGCCCAGGCAATGACCAACTTAAATTACCAACTTGAAGCCATCGACCGCTCACCAGTGTTAAGCAGTTATATAAAATTCACCAACGGTCGCAAACAAAAATCCGATACAAAATACCAATTTGCGAATAGAAGCAAAGCGTTTGCCGAAGGCATAATGGCTCAAGTGGATGGTGGCGATTTAACCATGGCCTCTTTGGAAGAAGTCGACGACATGCCAAAAGAACGGCTTTATGCCAACTTTTTGTTAATGTTAGGTGGAACCGACCGCTTAGGCGCAAATAAAGACAGTAAAAACGACCCTCAAATTAGAATAACAGGTGTTTATAAAGGTGCTGATACCTTAACCGGATTAATCGACTCGGGTGCGTATAACATTATTGGTGCATTCCACGGTGAGCGAGCCATTAAGGAAGCTAAACAACTCATTGCTATCGGTTATCTCGATAAAGACAGCATCGAACTTGAAAGCTATAAATACCCTATCCCTATAATGCATGCGATTAACGGCATGCAAATGGGCTTGCTTAACAAGAATTTTATTTTAAATATGCGTGACAATTTAAGTGTTGATGAATTCACCCGTCAATTACTATGCATCAATACCTCTGGCCGTAACTTGGTATGGGAAAAATATCTACGCCAGGCAATGATGGTCGGGCTTCAAGCCAACTTGGAAGTGGTGCAACCTTTACCTGGTGAGAAATATAAAAAACGCGGCTTAATTAGCTTTGGTTATGATCACTCCGGGCATGGTGAAACTCCCGAGAGCTCAAAATACGCACTTGTGATATTGGAGCAAATTGGCTCGTATACCGTTCCAATTTTTTGCTATACGTGGGCACCGGGTACCGATGAAAAAATAGTAAGAAAAGATCTAGTTGGTTTTTGGCGTTACTTTATGCCTGACGTAGCTATGGGTGATGCATTCGGTATTGGATTATTAACCGAACTAAACGAAGAATTATTTAGAGAAGGATTAACCAATATCGACCGCCGCGCGATAGGTGATGGTGAAAGCACGGCCAGTACCTGGTCTGAATGGGCTTTTGCTCCTATTCGCTTTGAAGGCATGATCAAACACCAAATGGCACAGGCCGTGCGTAATAATTTTCACACCGGGCATGCCGCGGTACCGTACATCGATGACATGGACGAAAACAATCCAGAAACTGCCGACTTACGTTTGCTTTATAAGCAACTAATCAACATCACGCCCGTAGTCAGCAAAACCAGTTACTCAATTTATAAAATGGTTAACCCCAAACTGGGCGACGATTTATTTGACTCTTACATGGCCGCACTATGGGCCCTTGTTACCCGCGGTTCAGCCGGTATTGAAACGGTAATAAGTACACGGCAACGAGATAGAACCGAACTCTTAGGACAACCTCGAAATAGACTGCCGAGCGACCCATACATGCGCTCACGAGTTTTATCATGGTTGTTTTATTTTTATCATACGCACGCTAGGGCAATGCAATGAAAAAATCACTCGCAGAAATACAAGCAAAATTTAACACTACTGGCTTAGGGCAAATTCCACCCAAAGCATTAGCCCAGGCACTTTATTCTCAAGGCACACTTGCAGAAATAACGACCGAGCGCGGATCGAGAGCCACACCTGAAGCAGCCATTAAATATACGCAACAACGGTTCTCAGTCGACTTTGAATTGCGTTCTATCATCATGGATATCCGCATGATGGACCGAGTCGATACCCGGGTTAAAAAAATTCACACCAAAACAGCCCGAGACGCTGTTAAAAGTGGCTTGTTACTTAAAAATGAAATGAGCCCAAAAATACAAACCCGATTTAAAAATTATGTTCGTCGTTTAAATCTTAATCGCCGAGAAAAATTAGAAAGTGATGCGCGTGGTTTAATAATGGAAGGCAACCTGCCAATGCAATGGGTTTTATTACAAGACAAAACCGTTGCCGCCGGTATTCGTATGCCATCCGAAACAATCATTGCCAATGTAAACGCCGCCGGTATTTTTGTTGACCCCGCCGTGGGTTATAAACAATACGACCATGCAACAAATAAAGTTGTTGCACAATTCCCTTTGTGGAATATGTCGCTTGGCCGATTAAATCCACCTAACTTCGACGACTTTGGTTCAATGGGTCGGCCTTATTTAGACTCGGCGCGTAAGGTTTGGTCAAAGCTAGACATGACTGAAGAAGATATGGTTATCCGTAGAAAGACCCGAGCAGCTCAACGTAAAGTGCATCAATTAAAAAATGTATCTGATGAATTTTTCGGTACATATAAAGATACTATCGACGCCGATAAATGGGACCAAACAACGGACTATTTTGTAAAAGGTGAAGGTAGCGTTTTACCCTTACAAGGAGACGAAAACTTAAGCCAAATAGACGACGTGGTTTATTTACTCGACACTTTTTTTGCAGGCTCACCACTACCAAAAGGCTTGGCCGGTTACAACAAAGATTTAAGTCGAGACATTTTAGAGGACCTTAAGCGTGAATATTACGAAGAGGTCGACAGCGTTCAAGACCAGGTCGCCTACGTTTACGAGTTGGGTTTTCGCCTGGATCTATTACTGGCCGGCATTAATCCAGACAACTACGATTTTCAAGTTTGTTTCGCCGAGCGTAAAACAGAAACATTAAATCAAGCGGCCGATAGAGCGCTTAAATTACAAGCGTTGGGCGCATCCAAAGGCACGGTTTTTGAAACCGCCAACATTGACCCGGCAAAAGAAAAAGACCGCTTAAAAGTAGAAGTTAATGGCAACGATCCGTATCCCGACCCAAACGCGGAAGAACTGCCAGAAGAAACTAGCGCGGGGCCAACGGTGAAAGTAACACCGAGTAATGCGCGTAAGAGTGAAAGTGCAACTTCAATTTCAGCAAAAAAATAATTTAAACCAACAGAGGAAAGAACCATGAGCAATAAAATACGCTGTAAATTTAGAGTTAATACTATTACTGAAGTAAAAAGTGAAAGTAATTATAAATCATCAAAAATCGATATGAGCCCTGTATATAGTAACGATGAAACTAGTGAAAATAAAAAATACTGGGACGCAACCCCTGCAGGCTCATTAAGCTTTAGTGTTACCAATGATTCTTTGTCGCATGTTAAACCGGGCCAAGAATATTACGTTGATTTAACACTTGCTGAGTAGGGTATATTTAGCCAAGGACGGCTATTAACTAATTAAAATGCCAAAACTAGCCCACAACACCCGAACCAGCGTTAAAGCCACAATTAAACGTGCCTCGGCACGTGCACGTACTTTAATGAACCGGTTCGACCGTGAATCATTAAAAGATCTTGAGCTTATGTATCGCCGTGCGGTGAATGATATTCAATTATCCATTTACCAATATGCCAATAGCGCCGGCAGTGTTCGACTCGAGTCACTCCAGCAATTACTTAACCAAACTCAAACCCGATTAAATCAGCTCACTACGGCACGAAATACGCTACTAGAAACGGGGCAGTCACAAGCCGCACAAATTGCCGGGCAGGCTTTTAGTGGAACAATGCCAGAGGGTTTTATTACCCGAGCCGCTATTGGCGCGGTTGAACAGGCTCGTTCGTTTGTAGCTGAAGACGGTTTGCAACTTTCCGATCGTTTATGGCGCTTAGATAACCACGCCAGCACAACCATTAAGCAAGCCATTGAAAGTTCGGTTATCCAGGGCCACAGTGCCAGCCAGGCCGTTAATGAATTATTACTTCGAGGTGAAAAGGTCACACCCGATTTATTAAATAAAATGGGCATGGCGAATGCGTCCAACATAAGCAAACAAGTTAATAGCCTTTTTACAGGCACCGGAAACCCACGCGCCAATGCGCTGCGCCTCATGCGTACAGAATTAAATCGCGCACATGGCGAGGCCTATATGGCCACCGGTGAAGACCATCCCGATTTTGCCGGCTGGAAATATCTACTCTCGCCCAGGCATCCAGAGCCAGACATTTGCGACATGCATTCAAAAGTTAACCGCTACGGCTTAGGCCCTGGCGTTTATCCATCTCGACAAAAAACACCATGGCCAGCGCATCCCAATACATTAAGCTATACCGAAATTGTTTTTAAAGATGAGATATCGGCCGAAGACAAAGCCGACAAAGAAGATCGAATTGCCTGGTTAAATAAACAACCAGGTAATGTTCAGTATGGCGTGCTGAACTCACGCGCTAAACGTGCCGCATTGCAAAAAGGCATATTGCGCGAAGGTGAAATTGCAACACCGTGGAATGTACTGAAGAAAAAATATGTAAAACGCGGCATCGATGTTAGCGATATGTATCCAAAACCAACCGCCAATTTTAGAGATGGGCCGCTTGAGGAAATTAGGCTAGAGGCTTACGAATATGTTGTCGCTAAAGGCGAGAAAACAGGTTGGGAACACATGGTGGTATTTGATACTGCCAGCCGCGCCCAATTTATTCGCAAAACCTCGCGCAGTGTAAACTCAGTCTCCATTGACCGATATGAGCTCGCCGTTTTAGATAACATAAAAAATAGGCTGGAATTAGTGCATAATCATCCTGGTAGCAGTAGCTTATCATTACCCGATCTTCGTATCGGTTCGCTAAAAGGGGTTGAAACCGTTGTTGCCGTTGGCCATAGCGGAACAATTTACAGAGCAAAGTCGTTAGTGAATGCTGCCATCATAACCGACGCGCACAAATGGGCTGATAGACATGTGTTTAGAAAATTAAATAATCTTGTTAATAATAAAACAATTACAATTAATCAGGCTCAAGCCTTGCATAGTCATGTGATTAACTCTATTTTAAATAAATCAGACATCATTCAATACTCAGTAACGAATATTTCAGGTGAGTTGTCCGACGTGTTAGCTAATATTGACAGTACTATTATTGACGATTTAATTGAAGCAGGCTCTACCGATGTTATAAACGAGGTATTAAGATGACAACAGATTTTACAATTATAGATCCACCTGTTTCACCTCACTCAAGCGTAGAGGAAATAAACACCTGGATAACCGAATTAAAAAATAGAGAATCAACCGACAACGTTGTTGAAGCTATTGAACAAGCAAAAGAATGGTTGAAGTGGAAAGATGACGCAAAATAATAATCAATTAGCTGCTTCAGCTACAGAAATACCTATTGTTATATGCCACGTATGTAAACGGACTATTTTCGATGGCACCGTTATTCGCGCCCGCGCAGTCAACGTTATAAACAGCACGGCACTATGCCGATGCAAAGAATGGATAACCGTTCCTATTACACTTAATTAGAACTATCCCCACTCCAACACCCGCTCGGCCCTGTTTTTGTCCGTGTTGTATTGCTATTTTTTAAAATAGCACAGCAACCCAGTCAACCAGATAACAGGTAAATCTCATGGCGAAAATTAAACAAAAAACACTCGGCGGCAAAGTAATAGCCACCTTTACTCCAACCAAAAACTTTCATTCAGAAGAATTTGCTAGCGATTACATCAAGGGCATGTCTTACAACATTAGGGAAGGTAACGATAAGTTAGCGGCTCTTGTTGAGCAATGGCGTAAAGACGGCTTGGTTGAATAAGCGCATTACATATAAAGACGCTTAACTAAATATATATTAAATTTGAGGATTTTAAAATGGCACTAACACACACAACACCCTCACGAAATGCGGTAGCAGATGCTTGCGTTGACTTAGTCGATGCCGGTGTGGCAGACCCGCAGGGCGATTTAGTTTTTATGACCGTAGGGGACGTAAACGTTGCACTTTTAAATATGAGCAACCCAGCATTTGGTTCAGCGGCAATAGGCGTAGCAACAGCCGCAGCCATTGCAGACGACCCAAGCGCAGCGGGCGGTACTATTGCAAAGTTTAAACTTCAAGATCGAGATAATGCAGAAATACTTCAAGGCTCAGTTACAGCAACCGGCGGTGGTGGTGACATCGAATTATCATCCGTAGTTATTGCAGCAACAGATTCTGTCGCAATGACATCCTTAAGTTATGCCGCACCTATATAATATTGAATAGATATTTGCCTGCTAAGATTAAAAGTTGGTGCTGAAGCAATTACTTAAAGAAGCCATAGCTAGAAATAAACTTGATTATAAGTAAAAACAAACAATTTTTGTAAAAGTAAATAAATTTATTAATGCTTAGTTAAACCTAACGAGGTTCCACATGAAAATAATACTAAAACCCGGTGATGTCTTAACTGTTATAGGTGCTTCAGCAGAAACAGATCAACCCAATAAAGTCGATACGAGCTCTGAAACACATACCTCAATTCCAGACGAGGCAGAACATAGAGTTGATCCCGCCATTGTTGAGCATGCTCCAGTCGACCAAGCGCACGATGAACCTGCTCCAATCAAACCGGTA